CCTTTTTTTCTCGCTCCAGTACTTTGATCGCCTTATTCAGTTTCCCCAGACGCTCGTATCTCGAAAACATATCTTTCCCTACCCTTACGATACCCTCTTTGCTCTCCGGGTATGTTTCCCGAATGTCCTGCGCAGTGGTAGGTTCCGGTTGTTCGCCCCCGATTATGTGCTTATGAAACCAGTCGGTTGCCTTGCGCATATTCGTGAGCGTCCAATCTTTATCGAAAGTATAGTGTCCGTATTTAAGGTCTTTTCGGCCGTCGCAAATGACCAAAAAGGCGTTTTTTCGGCCCATTACGGCCATTTGAAACTGTATCTGCGCATACCACTCTTTCGGGATGCTATCTACCTCCATATCGTCTATTATTCGCTTCGTGTCTTTTATCTCCACCACCGGCCGGTCCTCCCATTCCTGTCTGAACGCCTCCCGATCCGGCGAGCATTCCACGAAGTCCGGGAACTCGTCATTGGTATACACATCGTACGATGCCGAGCGTTTTATAATCTCGCAACCCGTCTCGCTCTCGAACCATTTGGCAATCGCATCCTCCATGAATATCCCCCGGTGCATATTCGCGTTCATCTCATCGCTTCCCTTCATCTTACGCTCCCAATACTGAAGGGGCGTAACGTACTCGCTCAAGCCGAGTATTACCCCGAAATCCGAGCTTCCGAGAACCGGCCGGCTCTCCCTGCGCTCCAGCCATTCCGCTCTGGTTTTAAATGTCTCTTTCCGTATCATCGATTATCAATTTTATGTATTTCATTAGTTTTTCCTCTGAAAAGCCGAGGCCGTCGGTAAATGTGTCTTGCGTGGGGATATATTTGGCTCGGACTTTCCAACTATTTATGCACACTCCCCGCAAATGCCTGTCCCACGAAGGGGACACGCTTAATTCGATGTCGATATACATATCCTCGACTTCCTCGTCGTATTCTATCGTATACGTCCCCTCGCGCCCATATCGCAACTCTATTTTTTCCGCGAGCATATTCGCTATCTTGCACATATCCAGATCGTCGAATCGGAACAGCTCGTAACACGCCATACGCGTCCGTCCTCGCTTCATCATGCGTGACACAACCGCGTGCCCGTCATGGCGAAGACGCTGTACCACAGCACTCAGACGATGTACCCCGAACATTTCGGCCGCCGAAAATATCGTAACCGTTTCTCCGCGCTGCAATTCCTGCAAAATCATTTCTTTCTGTGTCATCATGTTACATTACTTTGCATTCGACAAATTCCCCGTTCTTTAGCCTGTAAAAAGTGTTTGCTTTAATGCGGTCGCCGTCTACCTGCACACTTTTCACATCTATTAATTCCCGGAACCGGTATTCGGCCAACACAAGCCAGCATCCTAATTTCCCTTTGGCCATTGATCTGATACCTGTAGATATGGCTATAGAATGCGCCCCTGATACTATCGCCACAGACCCCTCCCCCATACTCACTGCAATAGAATATTCGCCCTTGTTCTCTGCTATAGAGTTGTCTTTGATAGTGACCGCCGCCGATTCGGCTCCTTTATTTTTGGCTGACGTATTTTCTCCAGTACTTATCGCAGCAGAATTATGGGCTATGTTTATTGCATCGGAACGATCGCTGGTGGTCGCGGCTATTGAATATAAACCGGAATTTATAGCCAACGATCCCTCTCCCGTATTGACTGCGACAGAGCTATGTCCAGTATTTACCGCCTCGGAACTTAACGAAGTAACTGCCGACACAGAATAATTACCCCTGTTGATTGCTGCCGACAAACGTTCCGTGCAAACGGATAATGATTCTTCGCCGCTACTTTTTGCCACAGAACAAAGACCCATACATGCTACCAGTGATTTATCGCCGCTACTTTTTGCCACACACATCTCCCCAGTATTCACGGATGCAGAATATTTGCCGCTGCTATCCGTTACCGAATAATTGCCGGCATTTACTGCGGCTGATTTGTCACTTGTTGCGGTAGCGGCCGATTTGTCCCCGGTGCTGACTGCTACCGAGGATTGACCCGAGGTTATGGCCTCGATGCTTTTTTTTGTATTTGAGGCGATCGACCTGTTTTTATCGCCCACAACCCTACTGCATGTGCCTATCCCTTTCCGAATGAATTTTTCCGAGGCATCGGCAATCCCTTCCACGTCTACGTCCTCAATAACATGTAATTCCGATGTTATTACATGGTGTCCCTGTGTGTGTATATTATTGCCCCGGCTTTCAGCTCGGGAATATCCGCTATTACATGGCGGATAGTATCTTAAAACATCCAGCGGATTATCGAAAAATGATAATTTGCCGCCAATTACGGGGCGTCGTGTGTAAACACGCCCAACTTCTAACCGTAATTTATTGTCTTTGTAATTTTCAAAACCTATATACCCTTCCATATCTCAGATCAATAATAATGTTACAATAGCGCCGAATACGCATCCATACAGAAAAGACAAAACCCACGTTATAACTACTTTAGAGGCTGCCGATTTTTGCGATCTGCTATCCATCAACACGGCGGATCTCTCGTCGTCCCATTCGGTTAGGCAACTGGCGACGGTATCGAAAGACTCCTTTCTGAATCGGTTCCCATCCCATTGCCCTGTATTCTCGTTTTTGGTGGGCCGGTCCATGAAGGAATACACATCCCCGTTTTTATCTTTTGAAAAATATATAATCATGGCTTCAAAGTATTTCGTAGATTCTGATTCGGTCGTTTTGAAAGTTGTAAAATCGAGATTCGGACAAGATCGTATCCTTTTTCTCCGATTCGGTGAGAATATTATGGCGTCGGAGCTGGTAATATGCCGAGTTGATCCTGAAAGGAGATTCTGGCCTCGGCCGGTCGTAATACTCCAGTATTTTTATCGGCCTGTTGCGGCATACTTGGTATATTCGGACATGGAAACAGGTGTTTTCTTCCGAATTAGTCGGCCGACATGTAAATACAAAGGTTCTCATGGCTCATTCAGGTTTTCCAGACGTTCAAAAATCCATCCTATGACCATATCCCTATCGCTTTTACATAATCGGCGATCTTCCTCCACTTCTTTTACTAAGTCCCGCGAAACGTCGAACATGTTCCGGTTTACATCGACATCAAGGTTATCGATACACTGATCGTAATAGTCCAAAATACTCTCGCTCTTAAAAGTCCGCGAACAGGTGGAACAACTGGAAACGAGTAGGCATACAAATGCCATTAAAATCGACTTTTTCATATTTAAAACAATTATTTCAGTCCGATATTCCACGTATTGTGCATGGTGGCTATAAGGTCAATATAGTTCTTATATTCATCGATTTGCTCCTCAGAATAACCTTCAGCCTTCCCAATTTTGCGGAAATGCTTTTGCCACTCCGAAATAGTATATTTTTTACAACCTATTTGGATAGCATCGTACCCCCAGTATGAAACGGAGTGCTGGGAGGCCGATATTAATAACGCTTTTGGTACTTTGCAGTCGTCGCCGAGTTCGCAGTAGTTGCCGAGTTTGCAGCAGTCGCCGAGTTCGCAGTCGTCGCCGAGTTCGCAGCCGTTGCCGAGTTCGCAGCGGTCGCCGAGTTCGCAGCAGTTGCCGAGTTTGCAGCAGTCGCCGAGTTCGCAGTCGTCGCCGAGTTTGCAGCCGTTGCCGAGTTCGCAGCAGTAGCCGAGTTCGCAGCAGTTGCCGAGTTTGCAGTCGTTGCCGAGTTTGCAGTCGTTGCCGATCATTATTCTACGCTTGGCAAATTCTTCCTCTAATTCGGAAATGTTGGTATACTGAAAAGATACCCACCCTTCACCTAACACCTGTAAATAAATCGTTTTCATTATCTCAATCTTTTTAAAGGTATTTTAATTAATTAATTATAATAATAAGGCGTAGCGTCGATCTGATCGCCATCAATTATGTAGTCGTTATTCTCGTCGTCGACTACCATTTTTACCAATTCCACGCAATATACATCCCGCCAAGCTTCATCGCTATCCCCCCATTCCGAAATATCGGCGGGCTCAAACGCTGACAAATATTCCTTTTTTTTGTTGAAAAAATCGCGTGCCTTAGCTTCGTTTTCACTTGAAAAGACGGAAACCGAATCGGTGTAGCCGGCCTCATTGACAGAAAAAATCGTTTTCATTGTAGTAAGGTTTTAATTAGGGGGGGCTGTTCCCCCTTTTGCTTTATACAAATATACAACACGATCACATGTTTTCCAAATATTTAATGCAAAAAATGCACCCAAATGCAATAGAAATTTGTTATAACGAAGCGAACAGATATAACGCTTTGTTATAATAGAAAGTGGCTTTACAAATGTAACCGAATTCGACACATTTACGCCTGAAAATCACATATATACAGAAAATGAGATGAAGCCGGAAAACTATGAATGACATGCAAACCGCATCGAGATGATCCAGTGTCGTCCTTGATTTTTTCTCGAAAAACGCCGGAAGTATAAGAAAACATTTGCACATAATGGACGGAACCGGAGATCGTGGCGTATGTCGTATGCAGAAAGATGTTGCGGGTTCGTTCTCCGTGCTGTTGAGTGCTGATTGGCCACGAATCGTAGTAATGTATACTGTATATATTCTCTCTGATCTGGGCGCGTGCGTGCGCGTATGTGCGCCCGCGTATATATATTCCTTGTAATACGCGTGCGTGTGCGCGCAGGAAAGTGTTTGCTTGGCTTGTATATCAAGATACAGCGCGCGTGCGTGTGCGTGCGTCGTGCGCGTGTATACGTGTGCGCATGTGAATAGCATTTGTGTTGAGACTTACAATAGTGAAAATGAATGTGTGTTGTTATCACGTTCCTGACGCCAAGAACGAGATACAGGTATAGATAGATTCGTTGGTAAACAACCGCCCCCCGGTTCCACCATTGCTAATACTAACTATACATCCGGGGGTTTGTAAATCCGGGGGTGGTGTTATTTTTAGCGATGAGTTATTTTAATCGCATATATGTTTGTTTATTAGCGATTTTTTGCTATCTTTGTGGTTGATAAATCGTACATACTCACTCGTATACCCCAATTTATCATCTCACTTCAAGGCAGGTTTTCCCGTAGTAAGGTTTTTTCCTGCCGTATCCTCGAATCCGGGCCGACATATTCCGAGTTCGAGGATTTTTTTTGTTGTATAATTTATTAAAATTATATTTGTGATATCATCATAAAAAAAACCTATATTCATGGGGAGTTTGATGGATAAGTTGGTGGAGTTGCGGAGTGTGAAGGATGAGGTTACGGTATGCGAGGCGGAGGTTAGCGCAAGCAGTGGGAATATGCGATTCGATGCGGCTAAAGAGGCATTGGATAGCATGGGCATACTTCGGGATTTGGAGGCGATACGTCGGCAGTTGACCGATCCATCGACGCAGATGGGAGATTTGGCGAAGCTGAAGTCGAAACTTGATGCCTACATGAAGTTCGTTAACATTTACAAGAGTGCGGGTAGCATTGTGAACAGCAAAGGTATAAGTTTGGGGGACAGCGACAGTGACGACAGTTTTCAGGAAGTCAGCATATCTCTGAAGCGATGAATATCAATTTAGACATACCGCTTAATCCGAAACAAGTGGAAATGTACAATCGTCTGAACGACGATAAGTACAACGAATGCCTGTTTTATGGGTCGAGCCGGTCGGGCAAAACATTTCTGATATTATTCTGGATGATATCCCAATCTGTTATTCGTAAAGCCAACTGCCTTATCTTAAGAAATGTGCTTACTTCATTACAGACGGGTATGATCCGTCAGACATTGCCGGCTGTTCTGAAATCTATCGCTTCTCACAACGGGCTAAATAAGGTAGAGGATTTGGTTGCTCCGAATGGGAAGCGCTTTTGCGTGTACGACAAGAAGGAGAATATACTGCGCTTTTTCAACGGAGCCTATATCCAGTTCGGGGCGATACGTGGATCGTCGGACGTATCGAGCACATACGACAAGATACTATCCACTGAATGGGGCCATATCTTCGTAGACGAATGTTCTGAAGTAGACGAGTTGGCTATCGACACCTTGCGGACGCGACTGGCGCAAAAGCTTGACGTAACCAATAAGATGATCTATGCGCTGAACCCGACAACCAAGTCTCACTGGACTTACGTCCGCTTCTTTAAGAGGGAAAATCGGGAGGGCCTGAAGCTCGAACCGTCTGTGACAGATCGATTCTTAGTCGTTCATTTTTCGGTGCTGGACAACCGAGAATATCTGTCGGCGGATTATGTGAATACCCTATCCCAGCTTTCCGCCTTGCAGCGCAAGCGTTTCCTCTCGGGTGAATACAGCGACGAGAGCGAGGGAGAGATATTCGATCATATACCTTGGGGGCCTGTCCCGAGCCAACTTTTCGATTGCCTGATATATACGGACCCGTCGGCAAAGGATAACGAGTCGTGCGACTACAAGGCATCCGTGTTGCTGGCGTCGGCCGCCGATAAGATATACTTGCTGGGCGTTAAGGCTATCAAGGGGACTTCGCTGCAAATGATGTACAATATCTTCGAGCTGTTCAAGATGTCTTCCGTTCCGCCGCGCATCGTCATGGAGAAAAAGCAAGTGCCTCTCGACTTCGACACGACTTTCGCCCGATTCCAAAGCGAGACCGGATGGAACTGTCCGCTGACGTGGGACACTCGCAACAACGGGAATAAATTTATGAATATCGAATCCACGCTCGAACCCCTCTTTCGCAACGGCCGCTTCATTGTCAACGAAGAACTGAAAGGCTCGCCCGAGGGGGAACTGCTCGTCGAGCAGTTCATATTCTTTTCCCGCAAGTACAATAAAAATCGAAAGGACGACATTCCTGACGCTACCGCGAAGGGCGCGTCCCTGTTAAACCGTGAAATGACATCGATGAAATTCACGCAATGGCCCATGTTCTACCGAAGAGGAACCCGAGTAACTTTTTGACGCGATGATACTTTCTCCCATGTATTTTGAAAAGGACCAACTAAAGCAATGGCTTAGCGCCCAACAGATAGCGCAGTTCGAGGGCATGTACTCCGACATCGTACAGACAGCGTACGAGAATGCTTTGGGCCTTCTCTATTCCGAGGTAGGTCACATACTCGACCTCGATACCATGCTCTCCGAGACCAATCCCGACAAGAAGGACCCTACGCTGAAATGGGTGCTGCTCGTGATGACCGCCTTTAACATCGCATCCCCCTCGCTCAATGTATCCGAGCCTCTGCGATATAACTACGAGAAAGTGCTCGCAAAGGTGAACGAGCTCAAAAGCGGTATGAGCTCCATATACGAGGCTCCGACCAAGAGCGAGCCGAACGCACTTCCGCAAATGGTTTCCGTCCGCAACAAATACATAGGATAAATCCAACTCGTAAACAATTCTTACAACTTCTCCCCTCATGGCTAAAAAATTCCATCCGTCCTCACCGAAACGGTTCCACCAACCGAAGGTGAATCCGTTCTCTGTGCCTAAGAAAGTGGGGGTCCCCAACCTGGTATCCAGATACCTTTTCAACGACTACTACGTCGAATATACCCCGCAATGGTGGCGCGAGGCTATCGACCGGGCCATCAACTATTCCGATCTGACCTACGTCGATTCGATGTACTCCTTTACGATCCAGTCGTCCCCCTTCCTGTGCTCGCAGATCAACAAGAGGCTCGTCCCCATCAAGAAGATGAGAATCGTTCTCGAAGTAGACGGCAAGGAAGATATTCGGCTTACCGAACTGATCGTTCGCACGAAGTGGTTCGATCAGTTCAAGCGGGCATGTAGCCTGAGCAAGTTTTACGGAGTAGTCGTGTTCGGCATAGACCCCAAAACCGACTCGTGGCAGTATTATCCCATGCGAAACGTCGATCTGGAGAACAGGGCCCTCCGGTTCGGAACCTACGAGTATATGAATGTCGTCAATGTGGACGAATACGACAACATATTCTTCTTCAGACCCGAGACGGACCAAGATTTCGGCATGGGACTTCTTCAGCCCATTTCCCGGGCCATGATAGGAATCGTAGAGGCATACAATAACTGGAGCATCCTCGGCAAGCGGTTCTCCTACCCTACTATGGTTATCGGATTCGACAACAACAACACGATTGCCCAGCAGTTCGCGGCTGAGCTCGCCCGCAAGGTCGATATTATGGAGACGCCGATCATCCCGTTCTTCTATGACTCGGCGACAGGCGGTAAAAGCAAGTACATGGTCGAGGTGAATCCCGTGCAGACGCAGTCCTATCCCGACGCTTTCCGCGTATTCAAAGAGTACATATCCGAATACCGGTCCGAAATCATGCAGCTCGTCACGGGCGGCACGTTGCTCGGAGCCACCGAAAAGAATACGAACTCCGAACAACTGGCGTCCATTCACATGGAATTGTATCAAGACATTATCGCAGATGACAAAAAATCGGTTCTCTCGGTGCTCAACGAGGGCGGTGCGCTCAAGAAAATAGCCCGCTTGTACGGCGAGCCCGCTCTCGAAAGGGCCCGAGCGGTCGAGGTACCGGACCTGAGCATCCCTATCGACAAGGCCGAAATCATTATGAACGGCGCGGCCAAGATGGGAATACAGCTATCCGCCAATTTCTTTAAGAAAATCGGCCTCGAAGAGTCCGACATCAACACGAAAGTCCGTAATAACTCGTGGAACGAGGTCCTTTCTGCCAAAATCGGCTCCATTTTCGGGCGAAGCGGCAACAAAAAGACGACTCCGGACCCCAAAATCCACCCCATCGACCCGAAACAAGCCAAAAATAAACTGTTATGACCGAAAAACACCTTTGGATACTCGTCGTATCGATGCTCGTATCCGCATTTTTCGCCTCGACCCTATCGCTGGGATGGATTTCAGCTATCATTACGCTCGTAATCGCCGTGTGCTACGCCTTTTTCGAGAAAAACCGAAAGCCCGAGACCTCGGCGAAGGATATGTCGCTCTATGTCTACATTGCGCTGGCCGGAACAATGGCCATGAATGTCCTCGTAAGCTGTTAGGCACGCATGGCTGACATCGGCGATATGATCCGAATGCTCGAAAGGGTAAAAAAGGCGCGCAATAGCTCCGTGCCGCCTAAGATAGCTACGCTGATGCTCCAAGAGACGCGCGAGAACTTCAGAAAAGAAGGATATACGCAGGACGGAGGCATCAAAAAGTGGCCCCAAAGAAGCCACGAATACATGCTCAACTATCCTATACTGGACTATACGGGCCGCCTCAAAAGAAGCCTTACACGCGATTTCTCGCCCCAATTCGCCCGAATCGGAGCAAACGCCTACTACGCGCAGGTACAGCAAGAGGGAGGACGCGCGCATAACGGATTCTGGAGCCGCCGCCCGCCCTACTCTACCGAGCCATTCTCCAGCCGCATCGGCAAAATCATTCCCCGCCCCTTCTTGGGCGTCGGTAAAAAAACTTACGCGGGTGTGCGTAAGATATTTACCGAAGAAGTCAGAAAAGCTATCTACGGATAGCATTTTCTTATAATAAAATTTGTTATCATAAAAAAAACATATAATTTAGTGTCGAAAACCGTGCATCTCGATGATTGGAACGCTTACCGACACATTCGTAGCCGCTCTTAGAGAGGCTCCCGTCGTGACGGAGAACGGTGTAAACGTCTCCGTGATGAACGACGAGGGGCAGGGACTGGTCAATACGCCCCTTCCGGCCGTCGTGGTGCATGTGCGAAACAGCAACAAGCCTACGGTATTTATTCGTGGGGGCATTTGCGATTGGTTCGACGTCTCGCTGAACGTACTTGTCGATTTCGATAACTACTCCGTGACGCCGGACGGCGGAATCCAGACCAAAATGCGTAACATGGCCTACGAGATCCGCCGATACATCGAAAAGGTGAAAAGAGGCCCCCTATTCAGTACGCTGATTGACGAATACGACTTTTTCCCCCTCTATCGGGGAATCGAAACCTATCAAACGGCCGCTTTCGTAGGTACTGTCGGAAAGGACATCGATGTGTTTCGCATTCTGTACCAATGCACGGTGCTCGACAAACAGAGCTTGGAGGACGAATACGTGATGTTCGATTCCAAGCAGATAAATTTGGTTCGAACATGATTAGGCAGATTCTGTCCGACGAGACGATGAACCGAAAAGGGTACATTACCCTGAACGACGGCGTGAATTGGGACGAGTATCGGAAGAATCCCGTCCTGATGCTGGAGCACGAGGACGACAAGCAGCCTATCGGCCGCATAGACAATATCCGGTTCGAGGACAATGCTTGGTACGGAGACCTCGTATTCGCCGACACGGAGGAAGGCAGAGAAAAGGAAAAGCTCTACAACGAGGGATTCTACAATGCCGTATCCATCAGCGGCATGGCTACCAAAGTCAAGCGCGAGGGCGTGGTGTACGCCGTGCAGTTCGACGTGTGGGAGGTGTCTCTGGTAGCCGTCCCGGCCAATCCGAACGCTATCGCGCAGAGGACATCCGACAAATCGACGCTCTCCGTATCATTCAACGATGTGGACAATAAACTGATCGAGCCCGATTCTTTGTCGGCCTACCAAATTTCTACCATCAACAAATTCAAGGAAAACATGGAAGCAATTAACAAACCCGAAACGGAAGTCAAGGAGGAGGCCCTGAAGGCACCCGAGTCCGCAGAGGCCGCTCCGGAAGAACTGAGCACGGAGCATAAGGGCTTTATGTCCCGCGTCCTCTCGTCCCTTTCGGCCATCACGTCATTGCTCGACGAGCGCAAGAAAGAAGCGCCGGCACAGACCGAGCCCGAGTCTTTGAAAGCCCCGGAGGCTGCGGAAGCTCCCGAGACGGAGAAGACGGAAACCGAGCAGGATACGCAAAAGGCACCCGAGGGGAAGGAGGAACTTTCGGCAAAGTCCGAGCCCAAAATCTTCAACATTCACGAAAAAACACCGAAAATCAAGATGACCGCATTCAAATCTGTCAACGACTATCTGCGGAGCGACGAAGGTCAGTACAAGTTCCGCCAGATTCAGAAGCTGTCCGCCGTTCCGTCGAAGGAGCTGCGCCGTCCGGAAAACGCTACGCCGGTCGAGTTCGTCCGGGAGTATTCGGCCCTGATGGCTAACGACCCCGGATTCATGTCCTTTATGGGCAATGTAACTTTCCAGAACGCCGACGGCCCGAAGGAAGTTTTCAGCAAGACGCTGGATAAGCTCAATATCGGCGAGAATTCCATCGACTTCCTCGAAACGTCGCCCGATCTGGCGAAGATTACGTGGCTCTCGCTGTTCTACCGCGTCCTGCTGCCCGAAAACAGTTGGGCCGACAGATGTATGCGCGTATCGGGCGACAGCCATGCCGGCGTCATCTGGATCAACTCGGCGATGAATCCGAAAGTGTACGTGGGAAGCCGCGCTCCGCTGAACGCGAAAACCTCGTACTACGAGGACATCCCGGTCGCTTTGGCCGAGAAGGTATTCTCGATGGAACCCATCGGATGGCAGCCCGCAACGACGGACGTACTGGCATACAACAACCGCGCGACCGGACAGAGCGAGGCTATGCGCGTCGTGGTGAACAAAATCCACAACTATTGGTTGCAGATGTTCGCCGAGGCCGCATCGGTAAAGGTTCCCATGTCGGGTCCCGATACCTTCGCCGTCGATGCCTCGACGTTCCCCATCAACGACGCCGCGACCGGTACGCTTCTGGAGTTCGCCCTCAAGAACATCACCCAGATGCAAAAGGGATTCATCAACCAGAACTACACGATGGACTACAACGAGGCCGTCATGGTGATGGCCGCCGCGTACTTCGAGCAGCTTCAGAACGACCCGCTCATCACCTCGATCCTGTCGAAGCAGACGGGCCGCGTAGGTCCTATGACCGTTCAGTACAGCGGCTTCGAGGCTATGCCGCGCTCCACTGTCGCCGCATACGACACCGCATCGAGCAAGGTGGTGGATGCCGAGCTCTATTGCGACGGTAAAGTGAACGCAGACGGCACGATCCCGTCCTACACGGCGCCCGTGCTGGCCGCTACGGCCTACGACATCGCTCTGGGCTTCATCCCCGGCGAGGCCATCATCGCGCAGGGCAACACGAACGTACACATGGTACAGAATCCCAACGACTATTCTTGGGTTATGTCTATGGATATTCGTTCGGGAGCCGGTGCCGCTCGTAAAGACGGGCTCGGTATCGGCATCATCATTCCTGCCGTAAGCGCGTAATCATCAGGGGCGGCTGACGCGGACTGTTCCCTTAAAAACATCATGTCCGGGTCACATGTCATACACGACCCTCCGCACAGCCGCCCCTTCTTTTACACCCATTCGTAAATACGTTACAGCTATGGTAAACTTTTCCGACAGATATTATCAGAACCTCATTATCGCAACCGCCAAATACGGCACGCTATACTGCTGCGAAGACGGCAACGTGTATCGGAACGAGGCATCGGCCAAAGACCGGTACAAAACCGCATTGGCCCTTAGAGGCCGCTGCCGCTATTGCAAGGTAGAGAAAGGCAAGGAGCCCGTTTCCAACGAGGAATTCGAAAACATGCTCCGCGCCTACGAGGACAAGGAAGCACTGCCGCCCAAGAAGGCTGAAAAGCCGGATATGAGTCTGGAAAGCGCAGCCGAGATACTCGAATCACGCCGTAAGAAGAAGGCGAGCGCGAATGCTAAAAAGAAAGAAGATTAGATCATTTCACACAACCGAAAATGGCACAAACTGGCATATATACCGAGCTCGTCGATACCGCCCTCGGCGGAACGGCTCAGGATAACAGCGTGTCGATGCTTTTCGCGCCGGGCGCTAAAGGCAAAGCCCCCGGACCCGGCGGCGTTACTCTCGAAGTGGGTACCTCCTATATGCTCACCGGCTTAGAGGATGCCGTCAACCTCGGGATCAACGAAGAGTACGACACGACGAACAAAACGCCCCTGTACTTCAATATCAAGGAGTTCTACGACAAGGCCGACGCCGGAACGAAACTGTGGATTTACGTCTACGACAAGACGACCTACGCGCAGACGTCGAATTTTCTGCAAGCCCCCGACTTCCTGACGGCCGTCCGCTCGACTATGGAAACGCTGGAGAACAACCGCCCGCGCATCATCATGGTCGCTCAGGCAGAAGGTCAGGACACGCCGACCGAAGGCGGATTGTCGGAAGACACTATCACCTGCTGCACGAATTTCGAGTCGGCTCTCGAAACTCTGTTCGGCGAAGGCATCCGCGCGGTCGGCATTCTCGATGCCGCCGTAGTATCGGGCATCTCCGATCTTCCCGACGTATCGGAATACAACGCCCCTCGCGTCGCGTTGCAGATCGTTACCTCGACCAAGACGCGGAACGCCTCTGTCGGACGCTCCGGCGGTATCGTATCGGCCCGCAATCTGGCCACGTCCATCGGGAACGTATCGATGGGCAGCGTAACGACCGCCGACTATCTCGTAGATTCCGCGTCCAACACGCCTGTCAATACGCCTGTTACGCTCCTTACGCGCACGCAGACGAACGATCTGGGCGCGAAACAATACCTGTTCACGCTCCGGCGCAATGACGTAGGTATCTGCTACAACGACGGCGCGACGATGAACTCGGCCGCCAATGCTCTGTCGAGCATCGATTTCGTCCGCGTGGCGAACGCCGTGTGCGACGACTGCGACACCTTCTTTACGAAGCTGCTGAACGTCAATATCCCCGTACAGAGCAACGGTACGATCAACGCGGCGTTCAAATCCGGCACGCTGGCCAATCTGAGAAGCCTGTATATCGACCCGTATATCAACCGGGGCGACGCATCGCAGATCAACGTGGATTTCGAGGCCAAAGACGGCAATTTCGTACAGTCGCGGGCCCTCGAAGTAACCGTCGAGATTCTCCCGAACGCTCCTATGAGGGAAGCGTTTATTACCGTCATGTTCGTTTCATCTCTCTAATCTAAAGACTATGCCTAATTTAAGTGAGTATATCGTTCCGAGCAGCGACGTACAGATAAACATGACTTTCAGCGGCATTCCGAGCATGAAACTCGATACGGGGTCGCGGCTCAACTGGGCCAACTCCCAGAGCGTGCAGGACATATTCGCTATCAGTCACGTAGACCCCATCGGAATCGTCGCGCTCAATGCCACGTACACCGCCTCGGTCACGATGCAGAGCGGAGAGTATAACGCGCTGATGGACGCGATCAACGCTGCCGCACCGGCGGGCCAACTGTACGCCTCCATGCTGGAAGTCGCCGGATTTACCCTGACGTGCGCCTACGCGCTCAAAAACGCAGGAACGCCCAAGTCGGCTATCGTCAACTTCCTGAACTGCCGGGTATCGGATGTCAGCGGCGACGTAGACGCCAACGATCCGCAGACTCTCGTCACCATCTCTCTCCGAGGAACGGGTATTAAACGAGACGTATCTCCCATTACGGTTTAACATCCGTTTTTCGCTTCATGTCTCAACCGGGGACCCCTCGGGGTCCCCAAATTTTTAAAACTATGTCGCTAACTTACACCGTAAAAACAAGCTACTTTAGCTGGGTCCCCGACGTAGAGGGGAACATGACCGAAAAGCCCACCGAGGCGGACGTCGAAATCCTGCACCTGCAACGCACCAATCCGGCCCATATGGCCGTCGCGCTGAAAATCCTCGAAGGATACGAGCATCTGGACCAGCTCGGGACTCTGTCCGTCGAGTTCTGCAAGTGCGTCATCAAGGACGACAAGCTGCGGGAGTCCATCGTCAAAGATATGGGCTGCTGCTTGGACATATTCCAATCCGAAGCCGTAGCGGAGGATATAGAAAATTTTCTATCGGGCTTGGGTTTCGTCCAAAAAATGATAAGAAAAGCCGAAAACCTGAGCCGGAAAGAAAAATCGACGAAATAATCTCGGATTTTACCAAAAAAGACCCGTATCTGATAAAGAAAGCGGTTATTTCCCGGTATTTACACGAGCCCTTTTCGGAGATAGTCGGCAAGTTTTCAGCCGATCAGATCGATAGCATGTTCTATGCCGCTCTGTACATGATATATCATTTCGATTGGGCTCCTTTTAACCAGAAAAAGTAACTATGGCGTCTCCCGTATATTCTGTGGTCCTCAATCTGGAGGGCAATATGAATAGCGTTCTCGATTCGGCTATCGCCAAGAGCCGTATCCTGAACAGCGAGCTCGGCAAAGTGTCCCGAAACGCTTCTGCCGGATCGAGAACGCGGAGGCGAAAAAAGACCGGCGAGATATCTGAAGAAGATTTATTCAAGCGGTATCCCCATATTCCGTCCGGTTGGCAAAATAGAGTCTTCCGGTTTAATTCCAAGTTGGAACGATCTCCTTTATTATCGCATAATGGCTTCCTGCGTAACGTAGATCGTACTTTCAAGAATCTGCAACGGTTTTCCGATGAGTTCCTGCGCAACAGCTTTACGCTGTACGGCGTGCGCGAAAATTTTGCGAATGCGGTCAAGGTTATATCCAGCTTTTCGCGTACCGCAGGAGCAGCCGTACCCGCCATAGGCACGGCAGGCAGTATCGGGAAAAGCGCCCTCATAGGACAAGGAATACCCGCTTTGGCCGGCGGTCTCGGCTACTGGGCCGGCATGCGCACACTGAAAAGCCAAAGCATGCAGGAGGCTGCCGCGAACAACATGCGGTACAACATGGCCCGGCACTCGCTCGGGGAAGGCTACGACGACGCCTTCCGGGCGGCCAGCGACATCGCCGTATCGACCGGTTCCTCCCGCGTGGGAACGCTGGACCTTATATCGACCCTGACCGGCCTGAACGTAGGAGGCACATTATTGTCGCAGGAGCAAGCATCCTATTTGGCCAATATCACAGCCAAGATATCTCATGCCTCTGGCAGAGATATGGGCGTCGTCGGCCTGAACATGCAGCAGATACTCACTTCATGGCAGGGGATCGACATCAAGGAGCTCATCAAGAGCGTACCGCTTATCGGGAAATTTCTCCAAGACGAGCGGAGAAAGGCGGGCAGCAACGAGGATATATACGCCTTCGTCCGGTCGAATCCCCAAGCGTTCTTCCGTGCGCTGGAGGAATTCAACAAAACGGTCAAGATTTCCCCGGTGGCTATGGCCCGGGGGCAAATAGCCCTCAATCGGGAGAATTTCTTCCTGAAGTTAGAGAAACTTTTCGAGCCGGTCGCCAAAAGAATGGCCGACGCAAACACAAAACTCTACGATATATTAGGAGAGGCGGCCGAGGAATTTTTCTCGGAGCAGAACTTAAACAATGTCGATTCAATTATCAATAACTTTCTGGAAGCCTCGAAAACATTACTGGGAGCCGCTGCCAAATTCGGTAATGCGGCAATCAACGTGGGCTCATGGACGGTGGAGAATCCGTGGACCACTACTGGCGGGCTATACGCGCTTTTCGGGAAAGGGTCGTTGCAGATGAAGGTGGCAACGATTGTGGCAGGTAGTATTATAGATCAGCACAGTAAAGTTAAAGATACTGAAAAAGACATTTCTGTCAGGGAATTCTTAAAAAAGCCGAATGCAAAACAATATGTCAATGATTTTTTGGGACTAAAAACCCAAGCTCAACAGACAATATTTTGGGAAAAGGTTAAAGACGAAAATTCGGTAGCTGCCCAAGCTCTTAAAGAGTTATCTCTTTTTTATATGGATAACGAAAATCGCTACGATCCATATTACAAAGCACGAATGGATAGACAAGCGATCGGAGAGCAAATAAAAAAAACGAAATGGTACGACATTCCCGGTCATCTCGGTAATGCGGGTCTGGCCATAGGCTCCGGATTAAATATTCTGTATAGCAATTCTTGGTTTGACCCTCGTAATTATCAATATGGTGATTATGTACCTGAAGATACAGACCGAAAAATTAATCTTAAAAATGCTTTAGTCTCAGATGTCAAAAATTATATAGAAAGATACGATATAGATGAAAATGGTAAAGTCGTACATGAAAACCCCTTCAAATCTCTAACCGATTCTTTCGACACCCAGTCGGTCGGAGCGTCCGATGCCCAAACCATTCGGGGCATGTCCGGCACGACCCGGGCGCTCGTCATCAACTTTAACCGCGAGATAGTCAGCATGCCCACGACGATCAACGCAAACGACGTGGAGGACATAAAGCAACAGTTGGAGCCCGCCATAGAGGACATGATCGTGCGCGGCCTTACCATTGCGCTAAACAATTCAACCCGCATGATATGAGCAGAAACAAATATACATCCATATCGGGAGGCGGCCTGCTCAGCTCGGGGGTCGATTCGGTTATCAGCCGCATAGACAACGGCCTGATCGGCAGAGGCTATCAGACCGTGGGCAACTATGTCGAGGATGCGTACAACGCGGCCCAGCGGGGCTATAAGATCGTCATGGCCGAAGCGGGGATTGCCAAACAGCTACTGCGCGGCGGCGCTGCCTACTCTTACGACGAAATGGGCAATGTGGCCGTCACGGTAAACTCCCCCTTCGTGTCACGGAACGACCGCTATTCCGCCGGCGGAGTCTCTCTGGGCCGGTACGACCCGAATCAGGACTACTATTTCAAGTGCGGCGACTACTTTCTGCCCCTCTCGTTCACCTATTCGGTCAATGCCAAAAAACACACGGCATCGTCCCAGTTGGTGGACGGACCCGTCATATTCGAGCGGGTATACAAAGAGCCGAAGATCATATCGGTGAATATTCAGGTGCAGACCAAGCAGCTGTCCCCGGCTACGTCCAACCTGTTCGCGGCCTACGAAAGTACGGTCAACGATACCGAAGGCGACCCGTACAAGCTGGAATTGGAGAACCTTTCGAGCATGTTCAACGATCTTTTCGAGAATCAGGACGTGTTCCGGATCGTCAATACGTTCATCAACCAAAACCTGCATGTCAACTACGTATATATGTCCGAATACGACGTGTCGCCACAAGCCGGGTCGCTGCTTACCGAGATACGCATGCAGCTGATCGAAGTGGACGTTACCTCGAATGTCATATCGGAAGATGCGGCCAATGTCGTAACGACCGATACCGGCTTTGCCGTGAACGGATAACCATTACTGCCATGACCGGAAACTACTTTGAATGCGGCAACGAAGTGATCGTCGAGGGATTCTCTCTCGGCCATTTCTCGTCATTCAACGTAAGCAACAGCAGGGATGTCATAGGAGCTACGGCAGAGATCAAAATACCGCTCTACACCATTTCCGTCACCGACAAGCAGCGCCCCGTGGCAGACAGCCTGCGAATCGGCGTGGACGGGGCCCAGCTTGCGACGGGAGCCCGCATCGAGGTCTACGTGTGGTATAAGGACAATACGACCTTGCAGCATACGTTCCCCAAGATTCTCGCGTTCTCCGGGTTTATCAGAAAAGTGGTGAGCGGTTTCCCCACCACGATCAAATGCGAGGACAACTCGTTTATTCTCAAGTTCGGGCAAGTCAACAAAAGCTGGTCGAAAATGACTCCTTTAAAGGAGGTTATGAACGAAGTCGTCCCGATTGCCAACGACGCTTTCGCCAAATTCCGCAAAGAAGCCGGGCTGACCGGAGAGTTTCCGTCCCTGTCCGTAGCCGAATCGGAAAGCGCCGACGTGGAATTCACGCTGAACGTCTGGAAGGCCATAGCGCCCTATGAGGCTATCTCCCGTTTCGCAGAGGAATATGTGCTGTACGGCCAAGTCAGCAATACGGGGAAAGTCTATGTAGGGACAGGAGCGACCAATACGGGCCGACCGACAATCAAGCTGAGCACCCGGCTGAACGTCATCAACAGGGACATTACGCCCGAAGACGGCCTCTTTACCGATTACTACGTCGAGATCAACGGATATGACGAAAAAGGCAACAAGATACAGGTTACCCGCGGAGATGAAACCAAAGGAGAACCGGTCCGTCTTCCCTTCTCTCCGGCCCGGAAACAGGAGCAACTGGAGACGATAGCCGACGCGGCGCTGGCGCGGCTCAAGGGAAACCGGAACAAAGGCTCTATCACTACGCTGCTATATCCGTTCGTATCGCTGTGGGACTTCATCGAGTACGAGGATACCTTGTTTCCCGAACTGAGCAGCAACTATTACGTGATCGGGACGGAACTGAATTGCGATGACTCAGGCTACCACAATGTCCTGAGCGTTACCGATGAAATGTTTTACTATGAGAAAGCGTAACGAAACCTTTTCAGCTCGCGTCGCAGAAATAGGGCGACTGCTCGACCGCCGATTCGCACTGGCCGAATCGGTCTCCCTCGTGTATGCTACCGTCGATAGCGTAGACGAGGATAACAGAACCCTGAATGCCATTGTAGACAGTGACAAGACGATCAGCGACATAAGTCTTGACATTGTCGTGAATGGGGACAATGGCATTCTTTTTATCCCCACCGTTGGCTCTACGGTGGTGCTCGGATTCGTGGAGAACCGACCGGAACTCCCGTTCGTCGTCTCCTTTACCCACCTCGACAAAATTGTCGTCAAATACAACTTCGGAAACGAAGGAGCGGCGGATGTCATCACGATCGACGCATCCAGCATATCGGCCCAAAGAGGGGATGCCGGTATGGAAATACAGAACGGGCTATTGTCCCTGACCGTCGGATCGGCTTCCGTCGCGCTGGATTCCTCGGGAGAAAATCCGCTCGTCACCCTGAACGGAGGGGGGAAAGGCCCTACGGTGGTTATCGGAGAACTGACTGCCCGGCTGAACAAACTGGTGGGGGAAATAGACAGCCTGAAAGAGTTCGTCAACTCCCACACGCATACAGCCCCATCCGGAGGCGGACCGACAAGCTCCCCTACTCCCGGATTCACGGGCTCCTTCTCTCAATTCTCCGACGATGAATACCAAAACGAAGACATAGTACAATGAAAGACATACGATGGGACACTAAGGTAAACGACATTGTCATCGCCGACGGCGATTTCGCCATGACGGATCGGTGCTCGAACCAAAACGGCGCTCTGATCCTTATCAAGCGTGCCGTGAACATCACGAAGGCGCACATCGGCGTGGCCCTCGACGAGCTATATCCCAATCTGGCACCGGGGGACTTCGATCTGCTCCTTACCGAAGGGATCGGGCAGATATATGAAGACGGGGCCAAATACGTAGACGAGAAAACGATCCGCTCGGGCTGGCAAAACATATTCTCCACGGACGGATCGGTCATCTATAACGAATAACAAGCTATGGCATCCTATCAGGTTCAGGCATTCCAGACTATCTACGATATATGCTACAACGTATCGGGGTCTATCGTCGTGCTCGACAAGCTCATGGAGCTAAACGGCATAGAAAGCTATACCGCCGAAATACCTTTCGGGACTCAACTCGACATAACGGGCATACCTATCGTCAACAATGCCTGCGTATTGTGGGCCGGTCAATATCCGTTCTATTCCACCCGCCTGTCGGAAGAAGATTTGCAAAATCAGATCAATAACCTCGTAAATACAATGACCCAAAATGGCAAGTCAAACAGCTAATCAGATAAAAGCCTATCTGGCCAATATCCTGCCGAATCTCAACTCCAGCGCCTCGGCAATCTGGACCCGGTTCGTAGACGTATTCTCCACGATCATCGACATCCTGACCGGAGAGATCGGCCGCTCGAATACCATCATAGAGACGGCCGCCCGCTCGCTGCGCGTCATGGGCCAGCAATACTACATCGACAAGGCGCTTGCCTATCAGGAGGGAGACGATTTGGTCGTAGTGAACGACGAAACATTAGCGATGGGATATGCCGAGATAGACACCAGCAAACAGATTATCAAGCAGGTGTATACATCCGTCCCGGATAACGGGGAAATATATCTGAAAGTAGCCACGACGGATTCGGACAACAACCTGATTCCGCTCACGACGCAGCAACTCGACGCATTCAAAGGCTACATGAAAAACTGGGAGCCGGTGGGTATCGCTGTGACTGTGTTTAGTCAGGTCCCCGACCGGTTCGACTGCGCTCACCTGTACGTCAGATACTCGCGCGACTACAACCTGATAGCCATTCAGGATAACATCAAAGCGCTGCTCGACCAGTTCCAGATGCAGCGCCTCAATCGCTCGGCTCTTTATATCAATGACATCGAGTCGGCCATCAAGGATATTACGGGCGTAAGGGACGCCTTTTTCGACGGCGTTACCATCAACCGGTGGGACACATCCGAAGGCGAGGGCAAGTACGTCCCGTATGTTCCGGACGACGTGGCATCCAACCCCTATCAGGGAATCATCTATCTGTACGCCGGATATTTCAATTTCAACGACAATATTTCCGACTTTACGGCGGAAAGTCCTATAACCATCTTTGAATCGGTGTAGTATGAAATTCAGAGCTGTCGATATACCAAATCTGATTTATCAGATACTCCGGCCAAATTATGCCGTCACTTACGGGGACGAAAAGACCCTGCCGGCCCTCAATCAGATGTATAAGTTCCTGTTGGCATGCCTTTATCCGCTGCAACCCAAATGGAACGAATACGACGCGCTGAGGCGGAAGTACTACATGATCGCATCGTGCGAGCCGAACATCAGCAACGTTTCCAATGTCCTTAATCATCTTTTCGGGCAATACGGAGAGATCATCATTTCCAATTCGAGCCTGAATCAGATGTATCTGTACGACTCGTACCCGGAAGACGAATCGAAGCAGGTATATCTGTATACCGAGGGCAGCGAGAACGCTCCGGTCTATTGGGGCTTTCAGGGAGCTACGTCCAACGAGACTATCGTCAGAGTTCCCATTGAGCTTCAGTACAGCGGAGCAATCATCTATAATGCCGTATCCGTCCCGGGAGGACCTACTATCGCCATAAGCGACAAGACCGCCTACATAACCAATAACAACTGGCTATCCTATAAAACGGTCGTTCTGCCCAACAACGCGAGCGATACGGCGCTCTACAAGAGTATTACCTATTCAATCAAAGGATCGGACCAGACCCGGCCTATCATCGCTATCGGGGACGGCATATCGGCTATGTCCTTCGATATGGGCGAGACATGGAAGGCGGTCGATTTTCCGGAAGGGGACTACACGAAAGTCGTCGGCAGCTACATGTCGAATGTGTCGATAGACAACCACTACGCCATTGCCATTGGGGACGGGCTGCAACCGATGGCGATGTATCTGGACCTTCTGAACGGGACTCAAACTTGGAAACCGCTCGAAGGAATCGGCTCATCCTATACATCGCTGTGCCCGTACAAAGACGGATTCGTTTTTATGAACGCTTCCCAAATGGAGCTCGTCGAGCTTGACAATAACTGCCAAATCGTCAACTCGTCCGTCAAATCGCTCCCCTATGGACTGTATTACGATTGCGCAGCCGATTCTACGGGGACTCGTCTCGTATTCGTCGGCAAGGGATCGGCCTATGCGGCATCCCCCGACTACGATCCTGTCGCCTCGTCCTCTCCCATTCTGCCGGAATACGTATGCAAGTCCGTTACCTACGTTCCGCAGGACGGGTCGTTCCGCACATTTCCCTTCTACCGCTCTATGTTCGTCAGCAAAGACAACGGAAACACGTGGAGCATGCAGGAAATAGAGGGAATAGAGGGAATAGAGAAAGGTTCCTACCATACCATATACGGCACGACGCAGGGATTCGGACTCGTCGGCAACGGCCAGATGTACTTCCAGAATCTGTCGGACGGGACCATCCAAACGAACGACGCGCCCATGTCCGATGTGTGGTGGGACTTCCTCGCAACGCTTAACTCGCTCATAATATACGGAATCAAATACACCATTAAAACATATTGACATGGCACTCGACCCCATCTACGATATGCTATTTCAGGACGGCACGGGCAATCCCGTGTTCATCACGGACCTGTCCAATCTGCCGCGTCAGATAAACTACCTGAAAGCCGCGATCAATCTGTTCGGCCAGAACATCGCCATACTGCACGGCTTCGACAAGAACGAGGACGGCTCGTATACTCCCGGTATCATATTATATAAAGGTGTCATGTACTCCTACCCCGGTGAGAGCATCCCCGCCGGATCGTACCTGCACAGCCGGGAAATACTGTACGGAGAACGAGTGGCTGAAAACGGCGTAATATACAACGCCTTCAAACGCTACGAATTTGTCGCCAACGATGTGGACACGGGCGACGATCTGATTACCTCGGAGCCACTGACCGACGACTATGTGATGAAGCTCAAAAGCGCTCCTATCGGCCCTCAGATGATCGCAACCGACATGCTCAAGGACAAATCGGTTACATCGGCCAAATTAGCCGACGGCGTTATCCCGGGAGCTACCCCGCCAACCGGTCCTGCCGGCGGCGATCTGACCGGGACTTATCCCAACCCGACTATCGGCACCGGGAAAGTGACAACCGACAAGATTGCCGACGAGGCCGTGACCTCGGAGAAATTGGACCCCGATGTGCCGGGAGATATTCTGAACGGGATGATTACCAAAGTGAGCGACTGCAACCACGCTCTACATAACCGCTTATTCTATGCTCCTTCCGGCTCGGAGAATACGCCTCCGCTGGCCACCTGTGACTTTGTCGGGATTACCTTTTCAAACAGTTTCGACGTAACCCCTTCGGGCGTTACCCAAATCGCCATGCCGGTAAGTTGGCCCACCGGAGCCTCGTGGGCTACCACCACCCCGCCTTTGTTTATCAGAAATATGTGCGGCTATCCCTCGGGCGGCTGGAGTACATGGCGATGCGTCGCAGAATTTTTCCCGAACAATTTCGCTTCTCCCACCCAGTCTCTTACCCGAAAATTCAACGGCAGACCTGTCTTTTACCAGTATAAGTCGGCCGCGGCTTTCAACGTAACTACTTTGGGTACCGTCGAACTCGCGGACGACATGACCGGGAAGCATCTGATCGGCATAGAAGGATATTTGACCGGCCAATATGAGGATAACGCGTCGGGAACCGGCACTATTATCGGCATGGAAATCCCACTCACCGGCGGAATGTCCAAGTATGTGGGCGAGACCAATATGGAGATTATGGCCTACACGTATGAGAAGAACGACAAGCTATACATGAACATAACCACATCTCCGCTTCGGATGGTTACGTTCACCTATCACATCGTAATGAAATTCGACTACATATAAACCTACCCATCATGGCTCTGAAACCCATACGCGAAATGCAATACGCCGAAAATATCGGCAACCCCGTGTTCATTACCGATCTGGCCGTTCTGTCTCAGAACATAGTCGAGCTCAAAGCCGCGATCAATATGTTCGGAAAGACTACGGCCATTATCTACGGCTTCGACAAAACGGAAGGCGGATATACTCCCGGCATCGTACTCCATAACAAGCAGCTATATTCCTATGCTGCGGGGGATGTCATTCCGGCCAATACCTATCTGCACTCGGTCGTTCAGCAGACCACGCCGCGCATATTGGAGAACGGCTCCACATTCAATGCGTATGTCGAATATACGTTTATCGCCAACAGCACATCCACGGGCGACGACCTGATTACCTCGGAGCCACTGACCGACGACTATGTCGCCGAGCTCAAGAATGCCGCGCAAGGTATTCCGCCCATAACTACCGATATGATCGCCGACGGTGCCGTGACAGCCGCAAAGATCGCAGAAGGAGTTATTCCGGATGTTCCGAGCTCCCTGCCTCCGTCCGGCGCTGCTGGCGGCGATTTGACCGGGACCTATCCTAACCCGACTATCGGTGCAGCGAAAGTAACGACCGCAAAGATCGCCGACAAAGCCGTGACCGCTGCAAAACTGGCTGACGGGGTTATTCCGAATGTTCCGACTTCTCTGCCTCCGTCCGGTTCTGCTGGCGGCGATTTGACCGGGACCTATCCTAACCCGACTATCGGTGCAGCGAAAGTAACGACCGCAAAGATCGCCGACAAAGCCGTGACCGCTGCAAAACTGGCTGAACAGTATATTGTGAACCGGGGTGCTATTGCTAACTTGAATAACGCCACTTCCTATGGATTTTATACTTATGAAAGGGGAGCTGAAAATGCTCCTACCGATTTTGGAAGTGTCATTGTCGTCGAAGGAGCCAATAGAGTCGTCAACTACGTGCAGTTGGCACTGGGGTATGATGTAAATAATGCAAATGCTTCCATCTTTATTAGATATAGGACATCTTTCACGGCATGGGCCGATTGGGTTAAAATCTGGAAATCAAATGATTTCAACCCGGACGACAAATTCGGGTTCAGCGCCGCTCAGCTCTCGGATTTGAACAATGCCCCGAACAATGCCTTTTTCGTCGGCGCACACAACGCGGCGAACGCTCCGGTTGCCAATAGTTGGTGCAATGGATTTACCATCGCTTATGGCAATAACCCCGATTTCCGCAAACAGTTCTGCTATGCAGGCGACAAGTGGTGGACAAGAGGTCGAAACGGTACAACGTGGTCTGCTTGGAGCCAGATTTGGGACTCGGGTAACTTCAATCCAACCACAAGCTGGAAGACAACCATAGAGAAAACAGAAACCTCATACGCTTTTATTTATCGAGATAATGTAACATACGATATAAGCAATATACCTGTAGACAGTGGAAGTTACCGTGTCACTAATAATTCCTCGTTTACGGGGAGTCTGTTTATTTTTCGTGCCAATGCTTCTAATTCAGGCTTGGGATTTTATCGGCCCGGTGGGTCGAACGGCCGTCCGCAGTTGCTTATTGGCTTGGATGAATCACCATCCAAATGGGCTAATCTTGGTGATATAGCTCTAATGTCAGATATAAAAGGAAGTACGAAGAAAGTTAATACCACTAACCTGAATACGATTATTACAGAAGGTACGTGCTTTTTCACCTTTCCTCAGTCTTCTACAAACGCTCCGACTGTTGATCCGGGTGGCGGATTACAAATTGATCTTACAAATAAATTCGTACAATTTGTTACGGCCTTCCCGTCGTCATCCAAAGCCGGCCCATCCTTTTATCGCACTTCTAATACTGGTTCAGCTTCTACCTTTTCCCCTTGGGTTTGCTTTGCGGAAAACAGCGATTTCGGACAGAACGTCTATTTTGAACAACAATTAGACGCGACGCATTTCAACGACGCACCCGTTGTCAAGAAGCTCGTCAAAGGATCATATGCCAATAAATACGGACCTGCGGATATCTTGTTAGACAACTTTGTATCGACCCAATTTCCCGCAGCGTATTCCCAATATGCGCCCATTGCTTTTCGCGGATATGCTAAATTCACAAACTATTCCACAAAAGCGACTTTGGCTATCGTTCCTATCAACAGCCAAAATAATGCAGGCTATTCTGCCTTTACCTATGTCAATGTCAGTGGAGAACAAGTTATGGTTAGTTTCTTCGGCGGCTCGGCAACGGTTCGGGAACAAGTGGATTACTTGGTAGAGATAACTTACGGCAAAGTGGTATAATAATCAGCACAATGGAATACATCGCAGCGATCATAGCGGCCATCGGGACCATCATAACCGCATGGTTCAAATACAACCAATACCGACGGGATAAGATGACCGATCTGAAAATATCCCAGATAAAGCAGGATATGTCGGAAACTTCCCTGCGCAGAGTAGACAATTCGGCAATCGTGTTCGGCGAACTGTGGGACATACTGTACACGCTGGATGCCGACAGGGTATATATCATCCAGCCTCACCCGCTGGGCAACGAGGCTTACGTTTCGATCTACTTCGAGGTGAAGCGTAAAGGCATCGACGGGATGAAACAATATATCCATGACATAAGCATGTCGGACATGCCTAAATTCTGTGCGGATCTGAACCGGAATCTGTATATCCACATATCCGACATCGAGACGCAAATGGACGATATGTATGCCCGTTCGCTCTTTTCCTCTCACGGCAGTTCCATATTAGGGATATACCGTATGAGCGACAACCAGCACGACTGGGTCGGGTCCATCGTCTGCGAACTGAGAAAAGACTCCAGCATCTCAGAATCTTTTCTCAGAAGCAAATTGCACGTAATCTCAAGAAACATTCAGTATATTTTGCCCAGATACATTGGCTCTCACACTAATTAAACTTTATTGCTATGGTTAAGAAAATCACCAAATCCGATCTGCCTCCTATCCCGAGCATCGACAGGATGGCCAACAAAATCAACGAAAACTTCGAGTCCATCGAAGGGGGCGGCGCAACTCCGAGCGGCGCTGCCGGCGGCGATTTGACCGGGACCTATCCTAACCCGACTATCGGTGCAGCGAAAGTAACGACCGCAAAGATCGCCGACAAAGCCGTGACCGCTGCAAAGCTGGCTGACGGGGTTATTCCGAATGTTCCGACTTCTCTGCCTCCGTCCGGTTCTGCTGGTGGCGATTTGACCGGAAGCTACCCGAATCCGACTATCGGGAGCGCAAAAGTTACTCTGGCAAAACTCGCATCGGACGTTACCGCCAAACTGGTTACACCGCAGACCACGCCCACATGGGGAGCATCGGACACGGCCGAAGGCGTGCAGGCGAACCTGGTCCTGCTGGCAAACGCTCTGAAAACCGCCGGTATTCTGAAATAGCCATGCTTCTATCTCTGAGGCGAATCTATTTCGCGCCCACTTATACCATCGGGCGTTTAAGCATCCCGTCGGCATCCTTCGAGTGCGATACGCTGGAAGATACCGACCGGGATGCCAACGCCAATGGCGTATTCGACGGTCAGGAAGTCAAGATATACGGCAAGACGGCTATACCTTACGGTCGCTATCGGATCGCCATGACCCAGTCGCCCAAGTTCTCGCCTCGATACGGAGACCGCAATGTCCCCCTGCTGCTGGATGTACCTCACTTTGAAGGAATACTTATCCATTCGGGGAACACGCCGGCCGACACGGAGGGCTGTATCTTGGTCGGAGAGAACAAGGTAAAAGGACAGGTCATCAACTCCCGGGCTACCCTGTTCCGCCTGCTTGACATTCTCGACGAGGCCGACTCCCGGGGCGAAGATATTTACATCACGATTCGGAAATGAAAATCATCTACAACTCCCTGATCCCGTTTCGCGGATATAAGGCTATGATGCTGTTCGGGGTCATATTCGCGCGCAAAAAGTTCAAGCCCCTGAGCGCCGTTACCGTCAATCACGAATCGATCCATGCGGCCCAAGCCAAAGACTGTCATGGATATTTCCTGTATTACTGCCGATATATCTGGCAATGGATATGCCACGGCTACAAGGGGAATCCTTTCGAAATAGAGGCCAAAACCCATGAACGGGATTTGAACTACCTCTACAACCGAAAGCCCGAGGCGTGGCGCGACATGATGTAGACATTCGCAGCGGTTCTTTGACATATTGGAATTACCGATCTGAGCAATGTGTAAATTTTACACATTGCAATTGCCGAGAACCGGGGGGATCATTGTGCCCCCCGGTTCATAATAGCTTGCGTATTTCACCAACAAATGCCTGGAAATTATAAGTTTGAGTTATACTCCGCCTGATTCCATAAATATATAAAAACAGGGCGTGAGATAAAATTTCATATGTTTGTATTGACATATTGAATAGCATTAGCTATTGTTTTAGGACTAAGAAAACGACCAATTAACAATCCAACCCTAAACAATCAAGCTGATGTCTGCGTTGTGCGTGGGCATTACTTTTGGTTGGTGGGTATTGGTCGTACCTCTTAGTCAAGAAGTGATCGCCCACGCTTCGTATATCTAAGATAATAGTAGGCCAATTCTCACCCCTAAAAAACATTCAACGTATGAAAAAGCTGTTGTATTTTTTTCTTCTTTTCTTTTTCGTCGGCTGTTCCGAAGCCCCTAAGGAACAGCAGATTGTTATGGAACATCTTACGTATTCCGACAGTATCCGTCGGTACAAGCCTCTCGAATGGGGAAAGTTGGATACGGTTTATTCTAAAGTAGAAGATGATCCAGCATATCAAGTGGTAAGGAATGAAGCAGTTAAATACTACATGGCGGGTTCAGAGATTGAGCAAGAATTGCTAAGTCAAGGGTATCTTACGAGAGGACGACAAGCAGCATGGGATATATCCCATAAATGGCTGCTTAAGTACATACATATGGGGGATAGTATAGTAAAGCACTACGTCCCTCACCTCACCGGTTACTCGATCCGCCACAAGTACAGGGCCAAGAAGAACACGGACAATGTGGTGGTTTATGACGAGGTATTCGTTTTGGATTCCACTTTGACGAAGGTGGTGGAGGTGAAGAAGTTGTGATTTGATGTAGAACTTATCGGACGGAAATTTGAGAACGTCGTTGCACTATTTTTGCGGTAAATTTGCAATTAGTTGTGATTTGATGTAGAAAGCGGTAATTCCAATATTCGGAGTTACCGCCTTTTTTATGCCCGGGCGGATAGGTTCGGGCATTTTTATTTTACTGAAACATGAAAAACGTTGTTATAGCTTTAGCCCTGATTGCAGCCGCATTTCTGCTGGGGCGACGGAGTGTGAAGCCGGAGATCGTCAAGATCCACCGGACGGACACGGTGGTCGTGCGCGACACGGTCCGGGAAACTGTCCTCGTTCCCAAAGTCCGCTACCTGACCCGTGTCGATACGGTACTTTTGCCTGTCCCGGGCGATACGGTGGAAGTCCCGGTACTGGTCCCGATTTCCCGAAATGTGTATGAAGGGGAAGATTACCGCGCCGTCGTGTCCGGTTTCCGCGCGTCGCTCGATACACTCGATATTTTCCGAAAAACGCAGACCGTGACGAATACGGTCGTCCAGCGGGTCGAGGTTCCCGGCAAGCCCAAGCGCTGGGGAATCGGCGTGAGCGCCGGGTATGCCCTCACGCCTCAAGGGGTCAAGCCTTATATAGGAGCCGGAATCAGTTACTCTTTTATCACATTCTGATATGCCGAAAATATTCGTTAAACCGCTGACCGTAAACCGAGCATGGCAGGGTAAGAGATTCCGCACCTCCATGTATGATGCCTATACGACGGAGTGCCTATTGAAGCTGCCCGACATAGTGCTGCCCGAACCTCCATACGAAGTACACTATGTATTCGGGCTATCCACTTCTTTGGCCGACTGGGACAATCCGATCAAGCCCTTTCAGGATATATTGCAGAAAAGGTACGGATTCAACGACAAGGACATTTTCAGGGCCGTTGTCGAAAAAGTCAAGACACACAAAGGGGAGGAATTCGTTTATTTCGACATTAAGAACCTCACCGTACCATGAAATTATATAGATGAGCTTCCTTTCATGTCACCCAACAGCGAATTCAGGTGCATCACCCAAAATCTCAACTGGCTTGTGATATTGAGCAGATCGTTCTCGGTAGTCGGGTCGAATTTATCGGCATAGCATCCTTCATGGACGAGCGCGATGATTTTGTCTATCTCATCGCGTGTTTTTGCTACCATGTCCCATGTCGGCATGATTAATTTCTCGTCTTCCACTTTGGATTCAGAAATACACAACCCCATGCTGAACGGAGGAATCATTCTGAGCTGGCGGAATATCTCGCCCACCTTATCCGTCCCGTCGTCGAGTACCTTGTATATCTTATCGAACATTTTGTGCAGAGCCTCGTATTCGTGCCCTGTCACCATCCAATGCCTTCCTTTCACATTGGACTTGGTTACCTGCATTGTAGCAAGTATCGTGTCTAATTCTTTCTCCATTTTCAATCAAATCATTTTTTTCCCATTCTTAAAAATCAGCCGTCCGGTTCCCACCCAAATCGTCTGATTATCCTCGGTCTGTATCTTCAGTCCATAATCATTGCCGTTTTTCCTTCCCTTCAAGGATGTCAGAAAGAATTTGATACTCATTCCGTTTCCTCCATCCCTCCGGGCGAATTCCCGAATACACCGGTCAGGGACCAAGTCTGTCCGTAACTCGCATAGAATTGTTATTTTATCCTCGTTATCCATGAATTCATCGTTTCTACATCAAATCACAACTCAAAATGACAGGTCACTGTCTTTTATCTGACCTATGTACTTACCGTTCTTATCGTATAGCTTGATAACCCCTTTTTGCTTCTTTCCTCTCATTTTCAGCCGTCCCTGCTCATCATACACACGGATATTGTCCCGCTCTATTTCCACTCGTCCGACATTTCTACCGTCCTTATAAATGGTCTGTTTTTGTGTGGTCGGCGGCGCTGCCAGCCACATCAATGCAATCATTAGAATCGTTTTCATGTCTCTGCGTTTTAATTTAATGATTACCTTCCTTATAAAAGTGTGCCACAATTCTTTCGCATTGCTAAATATACGGAATTATTCCGGTATCGTCATCGTCCCAATGCTTTGTATTATTTCACCAGTTGAAACTCGATGCGCCAAACAAAAGGATTACGATCCCATGTACCTCTCCCGGAAACCTTGTCGATCAGCGAGGCAAAAGCTTCGCGGGGTGAGTCGAACATGTAATATCGTAAATGTTCATCTGCATATCCCCATTGTATACGGCCATCATCAGCCGATACTAAGAATGTTATCCCTTCCTTAAAGTAATCGTCCGAAATATCCTGCAACCGCTCAATCCGAAGGTCTTTAATATGTATTTGGTGCTTGCATGCCTCGGCTTGGACGAACATCTTATTTTTCCAGCCTGCCATATTTTCACACGATGAATAAGGGCTTTCTGCCGGATGTACGCCTATATGATTGCGATACCATTCATTGTCTAATTCTTGATAGCTCTGCGCCACAGCCACAATCTCTCCAATCTTGTAGGGGCACTTGCACTCAACCACAATTTTCCCATTACCGGCTATCACGTTGATAATATCACCTCTCATCCCTTCAGCCTCTATTTTAGATATCGGCCACAACAAGTCACTTTTTATTACCCGCCTCGTCACCGTCTTTCGCCCATCTATAACCGCCCGTGTCAGGCCGTACCGGTCATTAAACATCATCTTTTTCATCTTTCGTCTATTTTATCAGGTCAGCATTATCATGGATGTTACCGATGACATATAAATGGTTATCCGTATCTTTATATGCGAAATTTCCGAATCTGAAATTATATCTACTTGAATTGAGCACGCCATTTATACAATCAATCGGAGAGCAATCGAATTGAATATCCGGATCAATTTTCACAACAGCAAATCGCCAATATCTACCATTTGATTGGTCATCCCATTTTAAAATGTCACCCTCCCAAATCCTCTCTCCGTTCTTGTCTTTCAGGCCCGTGTACTGGCCGACGGTGGCCGGATCGACTTCGTAATCTTCCCAATCTACCCATTCCTTGTTACCGTCCTTGTGATGTGTGAAAACACGTATTGACGCATAATCATCTTTCCCATTTCTACCGCAGACGGACATTAGGCTGCCTTCAGCCCATTCCCCCGTATCGAGGCGTTTCCCTCTGAAAAGTATTTCGCGCATGATTCCTGATTTTTTGTTAGTTATCGGTTTTAGATTTCTGAATCCCTTTAAGAGTCTCTTGTGCTGGGATAAATCGCCCTTCCTTTTCCGCGTCAACCGCCATTGCTCCGACGATTGCGAGATCCACCAATTCGGAAGGTGATAAAGTCTTCGCAAATTCTGGCTCCGTCTTTCCATCGATGTACCTTACCCCATTGCGAACCTCACATTCGTAAACTTTCCCCGAAATAGTTATTTTACCTTTCATTTTTACTTTTTTTCGCCTTCCGGCTGTTAGTGTCTTATCGGTTCAGGCTTCTCAAATCCCGTTACATCACCGCATTCCGGGCAGGCCAAGTACCAGAATTCCTCACCGTCCCACTTACTGTAATGGATTTTTTCTACGTCTTCCCAGTTCATACTCGAACTGGCAGCCGCAATTGCTGCATTCTCTCAAAAAGATGGCATTAGCGTAATTATCGCCGTGTCTTATTATCCATTTCATATTTCATTACTCTTTTTCACTTCACATTTGAACACAATCCCCAAATCAAAGCCTATAAAACAAAATTTGAGGACCCAGTTTTCCGGACTGTACCATTTTTTACTAATCCCTATGATTACCCATGTGCCCGTACGGGAATAATAGGGCTGCTTCCAACGGTTATTCAGGAAGCAACGATCAAATCTATGTGGTCTCATTTTTTAGCTTCTGACTGTTTATTTACGAGCTCCTGTATCTGTTCAATCATCAAATCTGCCCCTCTTCGCAACCCCTCTTTATAGGCTTTGTGGTGCGCATTAGCTAAGAGGACAACTATTCCCACGATCAGGAAAAACCACCCGATAGAGTTAGCCCAATCGGACATTGTAATGCGGAACGGATGGAAAGTTGATAGCCGCAGATATCTTTCAATTCAAGTGTTTTCATAGCTCTTTCTTTTTAATCGTTTTACAAAATTCTTGACATTCAGCGCCTGTTCGTAGTAGCAATCCTTCTCCACCACTATTCTCTCCTTGTATACCGGCAATCCGTCAAAGCCCATCGCACACTCCCGAATCACGTCGGCCGGCTTTATCTAGCCAGTTTTGTGGTTGAAAGAGAACAGAGTGTGCCCCGGTACCTTCTTCATGCTTCCTATCAACTTCAACTCTTGCTGCTTTTTGATTTGAGCCTCGATGCGTGATTGTTCTCTTTTATCCCAAACTATGTCTGCATCAGTGATCATCTTCATAACTCATTCTTCAAAGTGTTTAATGTTTTTTAAAGGTTTCAACTGTTAAGAATTACTTAATAGTTGGAAAGGTCAGCTGTCATTTATTCACACAACCCATAATAACTCATGCAACTCGTGGCCGTGTCGTCATCGAACAGGCTGCCCGTCGCGTTCTGCCATTGGACATAGCGCACGATATCATGGATAGTCGGATATTTCCTGCTTTTGGGGATCGCGTGGGCGGGTATCTTGTCCGGACCGAAAAACGCCGAGCCTCCAATTTCCTTCTCATAAGCGGCTATTTGCTCAATACGATCCGGATTCTGACGCGATATGTTCAGAATATCTATCTGATTCGACATCACGCAAGGCCAGCAACCGACACGCCTATAGCCCATTCGGTAAAGAGGATTCGGCTCCAACCCGGCAGCCAAAATGTAGTCAATCACCTGCTGAGCCGACCAGTCGAACACGGGACGCAAAAGGTCGTCGGCAAACTGCGCCCGAAACGCCCGGACATCCTTCCCCCGATAGGTATGTTTCTTAGGCTTGCCGTTTTTGTCTGTACCGTAAGGCTCAAAATAGTACTTGAAGTATGTGCATTGTTTCGACATCTTAGCTCGTGCCGGGGATTCAGCACCTCTGATGCCCTGAATCATCAGCATATTGTCCTGAACATCGTCCAGCACATAATCGATCGTCGGTTTGGTTTTGAGGGCTTCCGTGCAGAACCGCGCCCGCGTCGAGGGCCAGCGCTTTTTCTGCCGCGCAAGATCGACCATCCCGTCGTACTTCGTCGACCGCAGCGTTACCAGATCGAGATGCAACTTGTCGGCAATGCGATTGATGTATTCGTAGGTCAGAGGGTGTTCCCAACCCGTATCGCAGAATACCGTCGTGAAATTCTTGGTGATATGTTCTCGCGTCCACAACAGCGCAGCGAGGCTGTCTTTACCACCGGAAAAAGTAACTATGACTTTCATATTCTATCTGTTATTCATTTATCCCTCACGCAACGCACGCTGAAGCCGTAGGCGCGATTGCTGTTGTTCAGCGGGCCGACGTTGCCCGAGTGGAAGTAGAGGTAGCCCGCGCTGTAGTAGCCTCCGTAGTACGGCGACGAGGACCAATAGTAGCCGTAGGTTCTCGTGCTGTAGTTGCGCAGGCCCGCAGAAGGCAGGAACAATGAGCCATTGTGGTCCGAGTCGTGATTACCACCGAACCAACGGCCCCTTAGTTCAGCATCCCAAGTCGAGCCGAGATCGCATAATTCTTCCCATTCCTCCCGGGTCGGCAGGCGTTTACCGACGGACTCCGCGGCATCCATAGCCTCCTCCCATGTGTAGTAATGGTGGCCGTCATTTTCGTAACCGCCGATGGACAGGTTCTCGGTGTCCCACAAGAGCCCGCAGAGCTCGATAGTGTCGGACTCGGGATCGGACACAGAACCGGGAGCAACCGGATTCTCCTCCCTCCATTGAGCGCCGGTAATGAACCCGTCTATCCATCCCATGCGGATAATTTCATCTGACATGTCATCGATTGCCGGATCGTAATCCTCCAAACGATACGGGCAAAGTGCCTCGGCTACTTCACGTAATGTGTTCATAATCGTCTCAATTTTTCAATTTCCCTATTCTTGTCATCTGCCCATTCGGCGGCCAGATCGAAGCCGCCTATGCCGGAAAAAAGCGATACGTGGGTCATGGCTTCAGTTTGTAATGCCCCCTGTCGTTTCGTACCAAGACTCCCTTTTGTACCAGTCGCAAGCAGATAGGGGAAGCCCAACTGCTATGGTGCGCTCCTCTATATCCGAAGGTTCGAGCGTGTTCCAAACCTATTACCGACGGGGACACATAATCTTTGTCTTTGAGGTAGGCTATTATCCACTCCTCGTTTTTCGTCCGTTTCATTTCTTCCAAGTTTTTAAAGATGGATTCTATAATATTTCACGCCAGCCGACAACATATTCATCGTCATTCTCAGCATCATCGGTAAATACCAATCCTCCCTCTGTCACCCATACATTACCTAACTCAAAACTACCAGCATAGATCGGTTCTCCACCTATACGGAATACTTTCATCAATACCCAGAGGCCGTAAGGCGGACGGTTTTTCGGATCATTCCAACGAGTCAATTTTTCATATACCCTTTCTTCTGCCTCCCGCTCGGCTATTTCGACAGCTTTCCGAGCATCTTTCGGCCATATCATCCATTCAGTTTCTCCTGTTTCCCAATTTATTTCAACCTCCTCGCGGTTATTCTTTAAATACTGCTTTGCTTTTTCGCTTTTCATGGCTCAATCGTTTTTCAGTTTCATTCCACTTCCAAAAACCCTCGTATTCGGCCTTCTTTGGTGGCAATTTTCAATTTTCTCTGTTTGATGATATAATCCCTACCCTCGAATGCCAAAAGCGTAAAATAGGCGCTTCTATTTCGTTTTGTGGCCCCCTTGTTGCACATGGCTATAAGTAGCCGCTTCAAATCGTCCGGAGTCATGCGATCGAAAATCCCCAGTATCTGACGGTCTGTCAACGGAAACTCCATGAGCGCCACCGAGGGCGTATACTGGGCTATCCACTCTCTCACGTTTTTCACGATCAGTTTTTTCGACGACTCCGCCCATCTCTCCATGCCGTCCTCGCCTTCCTCGCGCGCGCACGAGGTGTTCTGTATATTTTTCAGTTTATACTGTGTGTGTGTATTATTCTTTTCTTTCTTATAATTCTTTATATATTGGTCATCTTTCATTGTTGCTTTCGCGTTTCCTTCGTGTCCGGCATTTCGTTTCCTTCGTCCTTCGGCCACATCCTCTATCTCCTCTGTCTTATAGACACTTATATCTGCATCTGCCGTTTCCTTCGTGTCCGGCATTTTGTTACCCTTCATTATACCGCCATTGTTTCCTTCATAAAAGGAATTTCCTTCGTAGTTATTCGGGTCCTGATAATAATCGTATTTACAAATAGTTACAATCATTCCACCCGTTTCCTTCGTAACGGTAGCGACGCCTGCGTCTCTCATCCGCCGTATGGATTTTGAGAGCTGAGATTTCGAGTATTTCATTTTCCTGAAACCGACTTTCCAACTCAAATCTTCCTGTATGTCCTCCAGTCGGAAGAACCCCGATCCCCGAGGCATAAGGTCGTGCTTATAGTAGTTTACACTTCGCAGAAAGTATTGCCACAGTTCTCTGTCTACCGGCGGATTGTGCGCCATGCTCCCCTCCTGTATGCAGCGCGGCTGCAATATGTATCCCCCCTTTATCATGTCTCCTAAATTTTTATCTTCGTTAAAGGCTTGCCAGGTATCTCCCATACCTTGCCATACCGATTGCTCACTGCTAACACCAATCCGTTCTCCCGGATAATCTCCCGCCCCTCTCTCGCGCTTATAATGCTATGGTAATGGGGATATATTATTTCCCATACTTCCGTTACATCATCCGGCATTCCAATCGGGTTAACATAGTATTTGGCAATTATGAACTTCATCGTTTCTACATCAAATCACGACAATCACGACACACGTGATGCACGCAAACTTTCTCGTTATGTACCGGGGATAGCATCTTGATTACAGGTCAATAACCTATCCCAACAACCACATCTTGGATGAACCGGCACGTTTCACATTTTACTTTTGCCCTCTCACCCATTTTATGTATTCTTCCTCCCTTTCTCTTCTCCACCATTCTAATAATTCTTCATCTTCTTTGGCTTCTTGCTCCCTTTGTGCGTTGGTATACGAGTGGGCCGCAATCATTGCGATTATGGGCGACAATACGATGAACAGCAGCCCGATAATATGAGTACAGATAACGAATATTATCTCTCTGAGCGGGTCCTTTTCGCTCCAATCCGCCCACTGGGCAAATTTGTCGAAGCACTTGTCTATTGTTTTGGGTTCTCCTTCCATATCAGTATTCTTTATCCAGTTTTTTACGTATTCTCGCCGAAGGCAGGACGGGATATTTGGATATATCGATAAACAATACACCGTCTATATTCTCGGCCTTCAGCTTCCCCAATGCGATTCTTTTCTTGACGCCGTTGTAGGTAATGCCAGACATCATGGCATAAGTTTTCAGCCTAATCAAGACCTTGTCTTCTTCCATTATTCATTCGTAATTTCTGCTACAATATCATCTACTTCCTTTTTCTCCGCCTCTTTGGCATCGACTCCGTCCACATATATCGGCTCGCAGGACTCTATGTCTTCGGAGCTCGGCACGGATTGGTCGAATTTAAGTGCCGCCGTTATCTTGGGTTGCTGTTGCGGGTTGATCGGGCACCACTTTTTGATTATGCTTTTCAGCACCGTCTTTTGCCCCATAGCGACGAAATCCGTTTGCCACAATCCATTCTCCCTGTAGAATGATTTTGAATACTTTGCCCCGTGAGCCTTGCATTCGTCCACCGTCATGTACAGATAGAAGTCCGCCCCGGTCATCAGCTTCAGATAGGAGACGAATCCGCTAAGTATCGACCTGTCCGAATTGTTCAGATTGAAGCGCATGTCGCCCGTAAAGGGATTTATTGCCTCTATGTCACCCTCGTACACGTTAGCCACATGGATACGCGCCACATTGCCGGTTCTGTGGGCTAACTGCACATATCCGTTCTTCATTATTTGGAATTGCGCGACTCCGCCGTAGGGCACCAATGCGGCCTGCCCCAAATTGGTGTCGATCGACAGATTAGTGTATGCCGCAACCAGCGAGGATCGGATAATAGATGTAGGGTCGGCCTTCATCAGCAACTTGTTGTTGGTCGTGGCCGACAAGATAGACTGCATAAAAGAGGGTGCATACTCCCCTAACATCATCTCGAACCGCTTTTTGGTTTCCTCGTGGAACAGCGTTTTTTTCAACTGCGTCAAAAACGATTGAGAGACTATATACGGAGATCTCGACCTATCCATCGAGGCCCGGGCCAATTCTTTTTCTGTTTCCATAGTGGTATATCTATTTAAATTTCAACATTCTGTAACTCGACTCTACCGTGCATTCGCTGACTATGTTCGGATATTTCAATCTTAGCATTTCCGTATCCAGCTTTTTGCGACAATAGGATTTGAAGGTGGCGATAGTGGTCCCCTCGTATTCCATGCTGTCCTGCTCTCCGAATCTTAGGATCATCTCGCCCTCTATCTCCTTTTTTTCTCGCTCCAGTACTTTGATCGCCTTATTCAGTTTCCCCAGACGCTCGTATCTCGAAAACATATCTTTCCCTACCCTTACGATACCCTCTTTGCTCTCCGGGTATGTTTCC